CTACAAATTACTAAGAGCAGTCAAGGTCTTATTTGTTTCTAAAGTGCGCTTTTTATCTAACAAGTGAGCGTAGGTACTCAATGTGATATTTACATCAGCATGGCCTAATCTTTCACTGACGTATTGAATCGCGATATCTTGTGAAAGCAAGAAACTGGCATGAGTATGACGTAATCCATGAAAAGTTATTAGTTTACTATTATTCTTTTTTAAATAGCGTCTTAATTGCTTATTTACGGCTGCATTAGTGGGCGGTAGACCTGTAATACTCTCAAAGGCGTACGTTTTGCCAAATGTCCATTTTTGAACTGATTTCATGAAATCAGGAGGTAGGTCAATTATCCTATTTGAGGTTTTAGTTTTCGTGGCTTTAAAGTTTTGATCGTTAGCTTGCCATGACTTATTAATGCTAATTGTATTATTTTTAAAATTAAAGTCATCTTTTGTTAATGCTGCCACTTCTGAATAACGAGCACCTGAATAAATAGCCAGTAAAATCATATGAGAAGTTACAGCATCGCTATTCTCGATTTCTTTAATAAGCATTTCAAGTTCATCATTTTCTAAAAACTTCAAATCTTTATCTTTACTGCTTTTTGAGGAAAACACTTTAATATTTCTTGAAAAATCTTTATTGATGAAATCTTCATCCACAGCGTATTTGATAAATGAACTCAGTATATTTTTGACGTGAGCAACTGAAGATCTAACGTGGTTTTTGCCATATTCATTTACCATCTTTTGAAAGTCGGAAGAATTAATTTCTGATAACTTTCGGTCCGGCCATTCTTTTCTAAGTATTTTGGAAACCAGCCTATACCAACCTTTCGTCTGCGTTTCTAAAAGAGGTTCCTTAAATATCGCGTACCACTCCTCAAACATTTCAGCTATAATACCGTCTCTTTTTGAAAGGGTATCATTTATTTTTTTGTTTTCCATTTCGATAGCCCAGTTTGTTGCTTCACGTTTTGTTTTAAAACCAGACTTCGTTTTTTTCTTAAATGAACCGTCTACCTTGATTGAAACACTAGCAGTCCAGTTTGTACCACGTTTATAGAATGATGCCATATAAAAAGCCTCCTTTAAAAAGGGGGCTTATATCTGTTATAATATTACAGAACGCCCCGTGCGTTTAACTTCTTTCTTAGCACACTATTGTCTTGGCGGACGGTGTGATTTTTATTTAATTTTTATCTTTCTTGATCAAAGATCTATGATTAGTTAGAAAGCAGTCACTTTGTCAAAAATAAAAATTTAGGTAATTTAGGTATCTTAACTACTAATTGAACACTAGTCAGTGATAATGCTAATGTTGTAAGAGTGATAAGAATAGTACTTTTAATCCCAGAAATGGGAGGCAATAGCTTAAGCAGAATGAAAATAAAAATGTAGTGAACTATGTATACACCATAAGTTAGTTTTCCTAAGCTAGCAAAGAAATGTGTGTAAACCTCTTTTTTAAAAAATCTGGCTTCACATATAGTTGTAATATTTTTTATACCCAAGACGACTAATGAACCGAAAACAAATATTTGGGCTTGATCATACCAAAGACTTGCCATTATTTCTTCTTTAGAGGACTTATATACTAGAAAACCAAAGGCTATCAACGTTATCAGAGCGATTATTATGATAATTGATGTATATTGTTTGGATCTTGATATATGGTCTAGATAGCTACCAAAGAGCATCAGAGAGAGCATAATAAAAACTAGTGCCCATGAGCCACTCATATTCCATTGAAAAGGAACAAATAAACCTTTAGTGTAGGCGGATACAAAACTTCCTATTGACAACATTGTGGCTCCAGAAATAACTATAGAATTCAAATAACGCGGAAATGTTTTTTTTGCAACTGATATCAAAGGAATAAAAGCATATACAATTGGTAAAATTTGAATGTACCACATTTGGTGGCTCGATCTTTGTTGAAAAATTAGGTTTTTTATTAGTACATCTGTATCTCCATTAGCTAAAACAAGATATGAATATACTGAAAAAAATGCTGTCCAAAATAAAGATGAACATACTATAGAAAATAAATTATGCTTAGCAAATTTTTTGATCATAATTTTATTGGAGTAATCACGATTAATCATAAGATATCCAGATAAAATAAGGAAAACGGGTACGCCTAACCTACCTAAAAATTCTATACTTATCGTTTTTCCAGTAATTGGGGTAACGTTAATTTCCTCATTAACATGGTTCAAAATAACTAGAAAAATAGCGAAAATTCTTGCAACATCAATCCATAAATAGTGATTATGTTGATAGTGTCTACTCATATATATTCTCTCCCAAAATTTTTTTAAATAGAAATTGAATAAGCACAACTATTTCAACATGTTTTCTATAAGAAACTTAACCTTGTTTTCCATAAAACTAGGAACACCATACATATTCATAAAACTAATCCAATTTAATTCATTATTTTCTGATGAATACATATTAAACAGAAATTCAATAGCTTCTTGATTAGCTTTTATTTCATGTGGATTACTAATGTCATAGTTATGATAAGCAACCATTCTGTGTGTATTTTGATCACCGTTTATAATATGCATCAACTCATGAGCTAGTCTAAATGGCAATTGGGCTTGATATTTTGAATTAGTATTGATAACAACTTGTCTGGATATCAGATCAGCAATATCTGGAACATCAGGACTGAGAGAAGTGGCTTCTAAAACGATAACATCATTTCTTTTGTATTCTTCTAGAATTTTTTCAATAATATTATTCACTAATACCACTCTCCAATATTCTCTTTATTACCGCCCAATCTTCGTCAGAAATTGGTTTGCCTCCATAAGAAAGAATTTCATGTTTGGCATCTTTCAAATCAATTTCTTTTTTATTCTCGTTGAGAACGTTTGTCTTTCCAGAAAGATAATCAGAGGACACTCCTAACACATCGGCAACGGCCTTTAAAGATACCTTACTAGGTTCTTTTTTTTTCCAATTATAAATAGCGTTTTGACTCAATCCGGCTTTCTCAGCAGTTGTTTGCAAGTTCCAACCTTTTTGTTTAGATAATTTTTTAGTGCGTTCAAATAGTGTCATATCGGGTTTCCTTAGATATGATGAAAATAAAATTACAATAATTGTTAAAAGTATTGACTATTTTTACAATGGTTGTTATTATTAAATCATCAAGTAATTGAGCAACAAAAAACAAACACTTGTAAATCTAACTTGGCGGTCTGATTACTGATTAGTGTGTTATTTGTGGCTTATTTCGTATGCAATTAGTTTACAACGGTTGTAAAAAATAGTCAATAACTTGATGAATAAATTATGCAGGAGGAGATTACATGCCGGTAGTTAGTCCAGAGGAATCAATAAAAAGAAAGACCCGTCGAGCAATTCGAGGTGAGTTAGACGAACGAGGGATGTCTCAAATAGAGCTGGCTAATATGATTAGTGAGCGTGAAGACGAAGTTAGTCGAGCAATCAATGGATACAAAGAAACACGCTTTGTAAAAATTCGCGAAAAAATCTTTAAGCTATTCAACATTCAAGATATTTAGAAAGGAAGTGAGAAACATGGAAGAAAAAAAGCAACTTCAAAAAGAAGTTACTTCTAGCAAAATCAAGAAAAATAATCGAAAGAAAATAATCACTAATTTTTCAACTGATATTTCAATCGTTAATTCTTGTCATCAAACAGTTGATGCATCGTTTCCTGAACAAGACTAATTGCAAAATTTTTTGCATCAATGTTGGACTTTGAAATCAAGTCCATAACATCTGGTGAACTAGCCGTGAAAATTTGTTCATCTTTCAGATTATTCACCGCTTGTTGAATAGCTTCATCGATTTTATCGGGAGACATAATAATTATTCCTTTCAAATTACTAGGCACTGCAATGCCAGTAATTAAAGGATAGCACAAAACAAATTTCAGAAAGGAAGTGATTGGGTGTCGTTTGACGTAACAAAGAATTACCTACAGAAAGAAATACAAGAAGAACTAAAAGGTATCACCTCAGAAACGTTCAACAAATATTTTCGAAGCGATAGGAATTTTCCTAAACCGATTTTGGATACACCACGTAGAAAGATTTGGGACGGACGAGCATTAGTATGGTACTTCGATAAGAAGTCAGGAAGGTAAATAACATGGAAGAAATTATCAAGATTGATACAACGCAATCGGGAGAACAGTTTGTTAATGCACGAGACTTACATAAGGCGTTGGAAGTGAAAACTCAGTTCAACAAATGGATTGAACGAATGATTGAATATGGTTTTGTAGATGGTACGGACTTTTGGTCATTTTTGTCCAAAACCCCAAATGGTGGTCGTCCAAGCATTGAATACAATCTAACGATTAGTACTGCAAAAGAAATTGCAATGTTACAGCGTAACGAAAAAGGTAAGCAAGTACGTAATTACTTTATTCAAGTCGAGGAACGTTACAAGGAATTAGCAAGTGATCCATCTTATCAAATGGCATTGGGTTTGAAAGCTTCACAGCAACTACTTGAACACAAGGACAAAATAATTGCTGAAATGAAACCCAAAGCGTTGTTTGCTGATGCAGTTAGCGCAAGTCAAACAAGTATCTTGGTTGGCGAGCTAGCAAAGCTGTTGAAACAGAATGGCATTGATACAGGTGCTAACCGATTGTTTACCTGGTTGCGGGAGAATGGCTATCTAATTCGCCGTAAGGGAACAGACTACAACATGCCAACTCAAAAGAGTATGGAAATGGGATTGTTCGAAATCAAGGAACATAACCATATTAACTCAAACGGTGTAAACGTAACAACCAAGACACCAAAGGTAACTGGGAAGGGACAGCAATACTTTATTAATAAGTTTTTGCAAGCAGCATAAGGAGAAATATAATGGTATTTTTACAAATAATAGCAGTAGCAATCGTACTAGGAGTAGTGTTCGTCGGTGGCATGATACAAGGTGAGTCACAGGAACGTGAACATCAGCGAAATAAGCGTTGTTTGGAACGCAAGGGTGGTACAGATGGTAGCAACAAGTACATGCGGGTCAAATAAAAAAGCGCCTAACTGCTGGAACAGTTAAAGCGCTAGATATAAATTATTCGCAAGAAATTTATATCTCGATTATAGCAAGAAACGAGGTAAATGCAAATGAACAGGTTGAAAGATTTGCGAAATAGTAGTGGGCTGACACTAAAACAACTAGGTGAAGCTGTTTCTGATAACCCAGCAAATTTAAACAGATACGAAAACTTTTTAACCGAACCAAAATTACGAACATGGGAAAAGTCAGCAAATTACTTTGATGTTGACCCTGAGTATTTAGTTGGTTGGTCTGACGTGAGAAAGAGGTAAATGCAAATGGTAGTGACATTACCCGAACCGTATAATCCACGAAATGATTTTGAACGTGATTATTTTGAGGGAAAAGAAGCTGTTCCGTTTCACGAAAAATGTTTGTATGTTTATGCATTAAATAATACAGATGAAGGAGAATTTATGCGGATGACTTACGAAGAATTGCAAAAAGAATGCTACTTCGTTTACGTGGTCAAAGTCGGAATGAAAGAAGTCGTTTGTGCCGGTGAAGCACTTGGCACATATTTGGAAAAGAATTGCCTAAACGGTGTGTATAAAGGAATATTAACGCCTTATAGCACGTATGGCGAAGAAGCAATTAAAGAATTGGAGTGGAAGTAATTATGGCAAATGAAATAACAATTATTGATGACTTTGGTCAAAAATTTGGATTGAGTATTATGACTGATGATACTCAGTTAAAGCAGTTAGATAACGCAAAATTTGAAGATTTAGTGTATCTAATCAAGTATCTAAAAAACGGCATTAAAAGGACCGATGCAGAATTGAAATCGCGTTTAGATAAAGGTGCGCAATTCAAACATATCAGTTATGGAGAAAGTAACAAACAGTTATTAGCCCAAGATGACGAAGCGCTCAAGAAAGCATTTGTTAAAAAGTATGGTTGGCAGGCAGTGGAAGTCAAAACACCTACTAAGTTGAAAAAAGAATTTGGTGAGGCTATACAGGAAGATTTGGATAAGGTCGTTGTTCACGAAACCCAAAATAGAGTCAAGTATGACTGATGAGGTGTTGGAATGAAAGAGCTAATTGAAATACAAAGTAAGTTAGAGGCTCCTAAAGGACAATACAACACTTTTGGAAAATATGCATATCGCAGTGCAGAAGATATTTTAGGGGCAGTCAAGCCATTGGCTACCGAACAGAAAGCATCAATAACACTAAGCGATGACGTTGTTCTTGTTGGTGACAGGATTTACATGAAGGCTACCGCAACAATCACTAACGAAGCGGGTGAAAGTTTCAGTACAACGGGTTTCGCTAGAGAATCCGAAAACAAAAAAGGCATGGATGATTCACAAATATCTGGTAGCGCCTCGTCGTACGCGAGAAAGTACGCACTAAACGGACTACTAGCTATCGACGATACAAAAGATGCAGATAGTAACGAACAACGTCAACAAACGTCAATCGCCACTTCCGGCACGCAGAGTAGTGGCAAAGCTAAACCAAAGAACCCATTGCATAGTGAGTTTGGAAAACTAGCAAAGAAAATTGAATCAAAAAACAATATTGATGAACAACAAGTTTACTCAATTATTTCTGGTCAATTTGGATTGCAAGTAAATGAGTTTATGGACTTCGTTAAATTGAACGAGCAACAGAAGCAAACAATTATTAATTTCATGAGAAATTCGGTTTCATAAAAAATATGACCCGATCATCGTCACTAAACTGATTAACCCAGTGAAAAGAGTTTAAGTCGCTCGATTCGTTGATGTTCATTCGTATGATGACGATGTGGCGTAACCACACGAAAGGGTGTGAAGCCCAAAGGAGGAAATGTGGCAGATAACAAAAAGTATTATTATATCCGCCTGAAAGATAGCTTCTTTGATAGCGATGAAATAAAACTATTAGAAAGTATTCCAAATGACGGATATAAGTTTTCAAATATTCTTTTAAAAATGTATTTAAAAAGTCTCAAGTATAACGGTCGTCTAATGTTTAACGATAGAATTCCTTTTAATTCTGAAATGTTATCAACCGTAACTGGCCATAGCGTGGGAGATATTAACAGAGCCATCGACATGTTTAAGAAGTTTGGATTAATTGAAGTTTTTGATACCGGTGAGATTTATATGCTAGACATTCAAAGTTTTATTGGAAAAACAACAACAGAGGCTGACAGAAAGCGTTCTTATCGTAAAGAAATTGAAGATAAAAAAGCAATTGGGACAAATGTCCGACAAAATTCCGACAAATCTATACCAGAGATAGAGATAGAGATAGAGATAGAGAAAGATATAGATATAAAGAAAGAGATAGATGTTGTTGACGATGAGAAAAAAATAAACAACGACGACAAATCAAAAGCTTACTCAGCTCTGGTCAATATTCTGGAACAAAATGGATTCGGAACGATTGGCGGATTAGTATCAACTGACATCAACAAAGAGTTAGATGATTTTGCTGAAGCTAATAATGGCAATTACCGTGAAGCATACAGCGTTATCTTACAGGCTATCAAGATATCAGTTGGCAATGGTGTATGTAAGTTTAAGTACTTGTGGAATGTAACCAGAGATTGGTACCAAAGAAAGTTGTTTACTTTGAAAGATATTGAGGCATCTGAAAAGAAACGTGATGACGAAAAATCTAAAAACAAGCAACGCAGTTATAACAGCAGACCACAACGAGTAGAGCCACAGATGATAACAGAACCAGTAGCAGAATCGAATGTTGACGCGTCAGATGTTGCTAAGGCGCTTGATGAGTTAAAAGACATGGGCATACAAACGAAGTTGAGGGAGTAAAGAATGGCTAGAGAAATTAAGTTTAGAGTTTGGGACAACCAAGAAAATAATTTTTGGGGTGAAGGTCGCAATTTATCCCTTGTGTCTATGGTTGCGGACAGTTTAGTCAATGATGATACAACTGTTTTAGAACAATATACAGGAATAAAAGACTTTAACGGTGTTGAGATTTACCAAAATGATATTGTACAACCCATTCAATCATATCAAGGTTTTCCAAACATGAAACCGTCTAAAAGAGGACTGCCTATGGTGGTTAAATCAGGAGATTATGTTTATGGAAAGTGGATTGCTAAAGAAGTTAAAACAAGTGGTTTTGGAGTATACGATTATCATTTCTCGGAAGAACTACAAGTGATTGGCAACATACACGAAAACCCAGAACTGTTGGAGGAGTAGTAACTCATTGACTGAATTATTTGGACAAGTGAATAAGCTAGATCCAAACAAAGGGTTAGTCACATTGCGAATGAGCGATGATGATTTGCGCACCTTGCAGAAGTATCACGTAACTAATCAGCAACAAGTTCTATCAGTGATAGCTAGTGATGATAATGAGCCAACACCAAAACAGCGTAGATTTGCGTTTGCAATATTAAAAGATATTTGGAATTCACAGGTTGGTGGCGTTTGGTTAGAAACAAAAGAGACTATGCGTGAACACTTTTACACCATGTACGAATATTACTACGGTATGGAATACGGTGAATTTAGTTTGAGTGATGACAAGGGTAAAAAGAGCAACACAAACGAGTTCATCAACATGCTATTAGATTACGCAGCACTTCACGACATTGCTTTGAGTGTGAAACCGCTGAATGAACTAGAGACACAGGAAATAGCGCATTGGGAATATCAGTGTCTGATGAACAAGTGTTGCGTGATATGTGGCAAGCGACCGAGTGACCTGCATCATTTAGACACGATTGGCCAAGGGGTAGACAGGCGCAAGACTAACCATTTGAAGCACAGAGCTGTGCAATTATGTAGAACCCATCACCAGATGGCACACTCACTAGGGGTTGAAACGTTCTTGCAGAGAGAACACCTGACAGGTATCAAGATAGATGAGCGCATAGCAGAGGTTCATAGATTAAATGCAGGAGATTAACAATGGGAATCAACAAAAACACAACATCAATTAGCGGGTTAATCAAAATGCTTCAAAAATATGAAGACCGACAATCTATTGACATGTTTGTTAAACATAACGCTGGCGGAATTGATAGGCCGATAACTCAATTTCAGTTAGTAGATGACGAAAGCGAGAACGTAAAACTAATCGTTAAAGATTATTAATGTTGCAGAAGTAATTTAAAGCATTAAACACTGTTTAGGTACAAATACACTAAACCACATTTAAAACGTCAAATATGACTGTTTCTGTGGACGTGAGAGCAAATGAGAGGCATAGAGATGGCAACAAGTAAAAGACTAAGTCCATTTGAAGAAGCAAGGCAAGCATTTTTAACTCCAGATGGCAAACCACGAGGTGTGGTTGATGGTCGATATGCATTGGAAGTAATTAATAAATTGGAAAGACGTATAAAAAGTCGAAATGACTTAATTATTATGCAGAGGACAAGCCGATAAATGTTTAAATTTGAGACAGAATTAACAGTTAATCCAGCACCTCATAATCAATCGAATTTTAATCCAAGAACGAGACAAGTCTTTAAAGGAGTTAGAGAAAAAGCGTACATCGCTGATTTAGAAGTTCGACTCAGAGCAAAGATTAACCGTAGTAAATTTAAAAAATTTGGACCACAACCTATAAAAGTTGATTACATTTTTGGTTTCATGCCACCACAATCATGGAGCAAAAAAAGAAAGTTATCAGCGCTTAATCATGAGATATACCCAACATCATCACAGCTAGGTGATTGGGATAACTTATGCAAGTCCACACAGGACAGATTGAATGCACTAATTATTGAAGATGATCGTTTCATTGTAGACGGTAGAGGACGCAAGATTTACACTGAAAAACCTTATTTGAGGATTGAAATAGAGGAAATAACATGAATAATAGCAAAAATTATGTACAGGTTGAAATACCTAAAGTACCACGTTGGCTTGATAATGTATTGACAGAACTACAAACAAAAAACTATAGAAGTTTTAAGACAGATTTTTCTAAATTCGGAGTTGGCATTGCGCTTTCTGAAAATAGAGACGAAGAAAAATTCGAATATTTATGTGAAAATGCAAAGACTATTGATTTGGCTATGGTATTAGGTGTGTGGGAGGTTGAAGCGTGAAAGTTTACAAAATTACATCAGCAACCAAGCCTTTCATGAAGATGTTTAATAATTACTACGATTATGACTATCAAGATGGCGAGTTTGTTTCAGAAAAGGATTATGAAGCACTAAAGAGCGAAGCTAACCATTTCAATAACAATGTTGCAATGGGACCGGCCATCAAAATTGAGGAAGCGTGATGAAATGAAAAAATCAGAAAATAAAAAAGACCGATTTTCATATGAAGAGTTGGTTGAGGAAAATAACATTTTAAATTTACTAATAGAATCGCAAACGGAAACTATTGATATCAATTCGAAAACAATTAAGATTTTGTTTCGGGCTTTGCAGAAGAATCAACCAAATTAGCAGCTTTTTCATATATAAGTTGACTTGATACTTGCATCATAATAACGGAAATAAACTTCGAAATTGTCTCCGCGTCTTCATTCGGGAATTTGCGATCGTAGTGTACTTCATCGTTTCCTATCCATGAGGCTGCTTGAAAAAGTTTAATAATGTTTGGATAATCCTTAAAAAAATTTTTAATGACATAACCTAATTGATTTTTGGTGATTTCTTCCTTTTTGTCGGGGTCTAAATGTATAGCGAAGTCTTTGGCAAGAAATTCCAAAGCTTTTCTTAAACCAATACCATATATTTGGTCTAATCCTGCTTGTTTGGCTTTCAATGCCTGAATGTAAATGTCAGAAAATTTTTCAGAAATATCGTTAATTTCTTTTGGTATGTTAGCATCTATTGGTGGATTGTAGGATAGTTTCATTTCTATTGGAGCGTAATTTTCGTCTAATTGATTCAATAAAAATATCCTAACAAAATACTTTTCACAATTAACACATTGTAATAATAATCCTGCACTATGAGTTCTACTTGTATCATTGGACAATTCTCGAGATATGCCGTAGCAATATCGAGGACTCATTTTTTCGCCACAATGGGGACAAATGCTTGGTATTTCGAAGTAAATGAATGCTTCGTAACCATTTCTGAAACTGACTTTAAATTTATCTTTCAACATTCGAAAACACTCCATAAATTATTTTTACTTTTAATATACACCAGTTTAATCAATCAAACATGAGAAAGGAAATTCAAATGACAAAATATCAGAAAAAAACTGAAAAGATTAAAGTGTTTCAGTTGGAAAAAGATGAAGTACACTTGTGGTTCATGAAACAAACTGGCGTTAGAAGCGTCAGAAAACATATTAGCTAGTATTTATGAAGGAGCAACATGGCAGATAGAATAGACAGATATCTAAGTGACTATTACTCAGGTGTAATCGACATGCAGATTAAGCTACGTAAGATAGAATTGCAGACACCTGAAACGGTAGATGAAAATATAGGCGGTGGCACTGCTCAAAACAAAGAAAACAGAGTTCTGGATAATCAGCTAATCATTGAAGAAAGCGATTATGCGTTACAGTCCTTTATCCGCGATAAGTGGTGCATGTCTAACTTTTTGAAGATACTCACTGAAGAAGAAAGAGCCATGCTATCTTTGCGATATGATCGTAGACGTAAGCGTAGTTGGAGTCAGGTAGCCAGAATACTTTCTAAATCAGAGAGCCAGTGTCATAGAGATTTACAGAAAATTAAGCAGATATATCGAAAGTCGGTATTTGCTTATCAGCCTGTGGATAACTCGGAGTAGCGAAAACATGCGAGTTTTTAGACAGTTTTTGACCTAAAAACAGTGTGATAATTGTATTATTGATAATTATCAATCGGGGTTATCGCACCAAACAAAAGCGACGTTACACACGCTTCGGAAAAAGCCACTGTGTATGTAAAAATACGATAGGTTGGAATATCTATCATTATTGGTTTTATAGCTCAAATAGTAGAGCGCTGGAGTGAAGCCCCAGAGAATGCGGTGCGATACCGTGTGAAACCATAGAGGGTTGTGCCCTCCAGCCTGACGAGGCTTGAAATAATACGTATCGGTTATTGCCATGGTTGCTAATTCAATTGAAAGCGACTTTATACTAGTTAGGTGATTTCTGTGGGTGAATGTAGTTCAGTTGGCTGAGCTGGCTGTCGTGTTAAATATACGTTGGTTCGAATCCAACCATTCACATTGCGGTCACACGCAAACACAACTTAGGATAATGACATTTGCCTGTCTTTATCGTACATAACGGGGTATATAACCAACCACTAATTGTGTTGCAGTTATATGGCATTTATGCAAAACGAACAGACGTGTTCTTTCGGTGTTCCGAATACCTTTGCCGAAAACGGAATGGAATGTAGCCTTGCGCTACGTACATAGTGGTAGTTTCCAAAACGGAAATAACCGCATTGAACAGTTTCCGTTTTTGAAATGGTTGAGACCATCAAAAATGATGGTTGCAAATATACAAACACCCTAACAATAGGGTATACAACATCTTAAAACTAAACTGGTCGAAATCGACCAGTTTTACATATGTGACATACACGCACCTTAACGGGTGCTTTTTGTAATGTAATTTTAATGCCTATTATGGTATAATGCGCCTAGGAGAGTTAATATGACTGCAGAAGTAGCATTTTTAAATAAAAGAGGCATAGCATTAGCGGCTGATAGTGCCGTAACACTTGCTAACAATAAAGTTTTTAATAATGCAACAAAGCTATTTACTCTTGATAGCGTGCATTTTATTGGAATTATGATATTTGGTAATGCAGATTTAGGACAAGTGCCGTGGGAAGTCATTATAAAAATGTATCGCGAACAGTTGGCGAGCGACACTAAGGATACTGTCAGCCAGTACACTGAAGACTTAATTAACTTTATTGAAAAATTAGAGTATTTAGATTTGTCAAAAGCAGATAATGAGTTTATAGATAGGTATTTCTACGAATGTACAAATATTATTAAAAGCGATGTTGCGCAGTATTATCAGCCCGCAATGAATTTTAATAAAGAATTTGAAATATACGTGAAAACAAATTTTCGGTTTGAAGACGGCGAGTCGTTAGAGAATTTTAAAGTTGATAAAGCGTCATTTGTTAAAAATAATGCACCCGAATTAAAGGTAAGATTAAAAACCATGTGGCCGTTGATAAATGATGCATCATGTGATTTTTTTATTAATACTCTATGGAAAGTAATGACTAGTTCTCAAAAGTTCACTTCAGCCAGAACAGGTCTAGTAATTTCTGGCTACGGGCAGAGGGAACCATTCCCGTCCATTTTTAGCTATATGGTTGACGGCTTTCTCCAAGGAAAGTTGAAATATAGTTTAGAAGAAAGTTCGATTATAAATGACTCTCTAAACGGAAATAGTTCATCAATGATACCATTCGCTCAGTCCGATGTTATTAATACATTGGTTCATGGCATTGATGATAAGTTGGAGGATTTTAGGAATAAGCAGTCAAGTAGTTTACAATCTGCTTTAAGAAACCTCCCTGTAGATAATATTCCGAACTACCAAAGTATTATTGATACATTATTTATCGATAATCAAAATGCTTTTCAACAATATGTTGACCAAGAATTTAATATTCCATTTAATCAAATGAACTCAGTTTTGTCTTTGGAGGAACTTGCGACAATGGCCGAGACTTTTATTAGTTTAACGTCATTTAAAAGGAAATTTTCAAATGCTTTGGAGAGCGTAGGTGGGCCGGTTGATGTTTTGGTCATTTCAAGAGGCGATGGTCCAATTTGGGTTAACAGAAAAAGATATTTTGATTTAAACATGAATCAAGGGTACACGCAGAGGAGAAAATAATATGATTTATTTTGATACAGTCGACATACAAGACAAACATACTATTACAGGTAAAGTAGTAGCTCAAAAAGAGAGTCGAAAAATTGAAAAAAAATTACAAGTAATGAATGATGAAATTGTTAAACAAATAATCAACAAATAATTTATGATTATTTAGAATCATAAAACTGAACGGTCCAACTTGCGAATCTAAAACAGATACGCAGGTTGGACCTTTTGTTTGGAGTTAAACATGAATGAAGCAGAGAAGAAACTACGCAAGAGACGTAGACATATCAAACAGGCGACTGATGTTAATCGCAAGCACGCTGACATGATGAAGACAGAGAGCATTGCACGACATGAGCGCTCACGTATTCAGGTTAGGTCAGAAGTTATGGAGAACAGGCAGATTGACTACAAGAGCCACATGAAATGGTTAGAGAATTAACGACCCATAACGTACTATGATGTGAACAACACTTAGGAGAATAGATATGGCATTCGCAAGAGAAGATGTTAACTTTGAAAACATCAAGCGTGAAGCAGATGTGGAGATGTTAGTTAAAAACATGGTGCAGACTAACAACATGATCGCTCACTTGAAAGATGAACAGTTTGAAATGCGTAATGAGATAAAAATGCGAGATGAAATTATCAGCAAGCTTCAAGATGATATTCAACTTCTCGAAAAAGAGAAGAGATGGAACATGTTATGGCACAATCGTTTAAATGACTGTATAGACAAGACACAAATAATTTTTGGTATCTTATTTCTGGTCAATATTCTTTTTACTTATTTCATGAGTAGATGAGCAAATGTTTTAGTCACATGAACCACTCTCTATAGTATAATTACTGCTATTGGAGGTTGGAGATGATGTTTTTAGGATTAGATACTGGAAGCTGGGCAGAGTGGACAAGCGGCATACTAGCAGCAATGGCGATATTTTTCGGTATTTTAAGTAGTAAGTTTGAAAAGCAAGTGAAGTTAAAACTAAAAGGTATCATGCTCTACCAGTATGGTTGTGTCTACCTAGAAGATAAAAACACTGGAGAAATGTTGCCTGAAGACATAAATGATACCTATCTTAAAATCAACTTAACAAATATAGGATTGATTGATATAGACGTAAAGGAATGTGGGATTACAAACAGTAAGTTCAAGCTCGAGAATATATGGACCGACTTTGAAAAAAGTTACGCACTATATCATAATGCCGTCGCCTTACACATTCCTTCTAAAAGCGGGTTATCGATAAACAAAGAAGAGTTTCCAATAGAATATCTAGGTGGTTTAGCAAAAGATAAACACAGAAGACTTTTAATATATGCTATTGATCAACAAGATAATATTTATTTCGGAAAATTAAAGTCTAAAGTTAAAAAGATAAGTTAATCAACAAGCGCTTAAGCGCTTTTTATTTTGCAGTGAATGGGGAGAAAAGATGAAACAATTTATACATGATTGGATTCACTTGACACAAGGAGAAATGTTTATAAAATATTGGCATTTATGGTTGCCGATGTTATTAATTGTGCTGTTAATTCTCGTTGTTATCGTATGGTGGCATGATGACATATTTAAACAAAATAAAGATAATCAATGGCAAGACGGTGGCTTTACAACGGAAGAAAAAATAACCGGTGAAGAAGCACCTTATCCACCTCGAATGGATAATTTATCATCGTTGTATCTAGTTCAAATGATTGAAAGAGACCATATATATTCAGTATTAGAATTAGCAGGCTATTTGCCATACAATGTTATGGACGTTATTAGTGAAGCTAGTAGATTAGGATATTCATTTGATAATCTTATGCAAGACCCTAATAAAGTAATGATTGTTAAGGAATGAGGAGAACGTTATGCAACAAGGGCACCCAAGACACAAACAATTGAGAAGAGCTAGGCGTGAAATGGCAATGCACAGACGATATATGTTTGCTAAAAAGATAAATGAAGATATGCATAGTTTTGTTAACGGTGTTAGAGAAGTAATGAAAGGTGTGGCAAACGCTATATTTAATACAGCGGAAACAAAACCACCCGTAGAAAAACTCGAAATTAAAGATATTTATAGCGAAATGCATAATCCCAAAGGACTAATGCAGATAGTTCCGACTAAATTTAGTCAATATAGGAATAGCTAATGGCAAGAGTTAGACGTTGTAAAGCCATTGGTTGTTTCAACATGGTTGAGTTGCCTAAACATTATTGTCCCAAACATGCAGACCAAGAGCGTGTGTATGTTCCTAGAGATAAGCAAGCAACACACAGATACAATACAGTGACACGCAATCGTGATGACAACAAGCGTGGTCAGTATAACTTCTACCGGACAAAGCAATGGGTTAACCTAAGACAACGAATGTTAGATGAACAACATTACTTGTGTCAATACTGTAAGTGCGACGGTGTAATCAAACAAGGTAAAACGGTAGATCACATCGTACCAGTTGAGGCATCCCTAAATGATAAAGCTGATATGACTAACCTCGCAGTGACATGTAGTAGGTGTCACACATTAAAGACCAAGTGGGAGCAATCCTATTACGGTACAGGTAAAGACAATCACTTGAAGAATGTTAGTCCCGTTAGAAGTGTAGCAATGATTAACAAGTTGATGAAACAAAATTGGCAATAAAATCATTTCTAAGACATTTTAAAACGCTCTCGTGCATTGACCACCAAACAAAGATTAAAATGTAAAATACCCCCGCCCTTGTTCGCCAGATTAAAGAGCGCACACATATCGTCATCTTGTAAAAATGTTCAATTTTAAAATTTTTAAGGTAGGGGGGGCTTGACAAGAAAGGAGGTGGTTAAGCGTTGGTTAAAAAAGTTGATAAAGATGTTAACGGCGGGCGTTTAACGATTACACCTCCGGCCTACTTAGGACAGCAAGCGAAGGTGATTTGGCGTAAAGTTGTGCCTTTTTTAGAAACACAAAGTAGCGTCAATCGCATTGATTCTGGTTTAGTAGAAATGTATTGTACCCAATATGAAATCTATAGAAATGCTTACAAACATGTGCGAGAAAACGGAGAAGTACAAGCGATTTATAAACCTGTTCAAGATTTCGAGGGAACCGTAATCGACAAAACGTTTCAGGGATACAAACGTAATCCTATGACAAATATTTATAGCGATTCCTTAAAGAACTTAGCAAAGATAGGGTCAGAATTAGGCCTATCACCAAAGAGTCGGTCGGAGTTAATGGAATTAAGTGGGAATGATGATAGTGATGAAAGTTCAACGTCCCAAATGAAGGAGTTCTTTGCTGATGAAGAAGATTGACTTAACAATAAGCCATGATGTTATTGGCATCTATCATTCACTTGACTTTTCAGACATAAGGATGCGCTACCATGATGAGGGAACGCAATATGCTTTTGATGTTTTAGATGAAAAAAATGAACAAGGCTACTTTATTAAGTTGGCATCATTTAGACATTTACGTGACTTACAAAGGCAAGGGGATGATGATTTTAAATTTCATTATTCTGTTAAGCAAGCCAAAAACATTCTTAAATTCGCAAGCATTTGCCCTAATGTTGATACAGGCGAACCTACAGAGTTAATGGATTGGCAAAAGTTTATCTTAGCTCAAATGATAGGTTGGCGTAATGAAGATGGTGGCAAGCGATACAGCCGTGTAATCGTTTCTGTTTCTCGTGGTCAAGGTAAAACATATATGATGGCCATTGTTCAAACGTACTCATTCTTGGTAGAAACTATTGGACTTGAAAACCAAGATTTCTTAGTTGCTTCAATTAATTTTAAGCAAACAAATAAATTGTTTGGATACATCAAAAGCATGATGCAAAAACTAATCAGCAAACCACCCTTCAAAACCTATGCAGAAGAAGTTGGCTTAATGATACAAACTGATCAGATTATTATGAAGAAAAAGAACAATGTAATGCGTGCTATTTCTCATGAATCAGGTCAGTATGATAGTTTCCACTTCACGACTGCTATTGTTGATGAAATAGGCGAAATCAAAAGTCGTGATAAGCTATCTAAAATCATATCAGGACAGGTTAAGGTTAAAAATCGTCAATTTATTCAAATATCAACCTCATACCCAGATCCAACCGTTCCATTTCATGAAGACCAAAAAATGATTCAACAAGCTATGGAACAAGATTGGAATAGAGATGCTGATAGCTATCTGGGGTTGATATGGGCTAATGATAGTCTTGATGAAACATTTAAGCCCGAAACTTGGATAAAAAGTAATCCGTTGCTTAATTTGAAAAGCGAACAGGCTGTTTTACTGCAAGGATTATTAGATAAAAGAGACAGTGATTTGTTAGCTGGAACCATTAGCGATTTTCAAAATAAAAACTTGAATATGTGGTTACAAGAATCAACAAATAGCTTTTTAAAGTTATCAGATGTTGAGCGTGCAATTACTAATAGGTTTGAAATTTATGGGAAGCAAGTATACATCGGTTATGATTACTCAATGTTTAGTGACAATACAGCGATTGCGTTTGTTTATCCTTATCTTGATGTAAATGGCAACAAGCGATGGCATATTCAGCAACATTCGTTTATACCTTGGGAAAAGGCAGGTAGTATTGAAGCGAAAGAGAAACAAGATGGTATCAATTATCGTGAGTTGGCTAAAATAGGTTACTGTACAATCACCTCACATCCGCAAGGGTTAATAAATGATGATCAAGTTTATCAATGGTTACTAAATTACGTAGAAGACAACGGATTAGACGTTGTCTTTTTTGGTTACGATGCATGGGGTGCCACACCTGCTGTGAAACAACTTGAATTAAATACATCTTGGAACTTAATGGCAATTAGGCAACGAACCAGTGAATTGAAAGACCCTACAAAGTTTTTGCAATCTGCTTTCGTTGAAAGTTCAATCACACGGCTTGATGACAAGATAATGGAAAAAGCGTTGTTGAATGCACAGGTTATCGAAGACAAGATAGGCATTCAAGTTGATAAAGCAAAGGCAACGCTCAAGATTGATGTTGTGGATGCCATTATTGATGCCCTATATCAGGGCATGATACATTTTGAGGATTATTCAGATGTGAATGACCCAGAAAAACAAATAGAACGAATGACGCCACAACAAAAACTAGACTGGCTACTTAGTGATGAAGCCGGATTGATGGGAGACGAATTATGATTTTTAAACAACTATTACCGCTAATTTGGCGGATATTTGATTTGATATGTTACTTGGCAGCCTTGGTTACAATTAATTGGGCAATGTTTAGCTTAAACCGAATAGCAGGTGGCGTTACTTTAGCGATTTCATTCGCCATCACTGGGCTAGTCAGTGAATTAATTGCTAATAGCACATCGAAAGGGGGTGATTGATATTGCCATTATTTAGCCCACGCTTTACAAACAGCTTAGATGTGGGTGATGGTAACGAAATTAATTTTGATGATCCTGAAATTGTGAACTTTTTGAATCCGGTAGGTAAAGATGACTATGTGAGTGCAGATGTTGCATTGCGCAATTCAGATATTTACTCTACCGTTTTTCAATTAAGCGCAGATTTAGCTTCATCAAAGTTAATTACTGATAATTCTCAGAATCAGAGTATGTTGAATAATCCAACGACTTGGACGAACGGACATAGCTTTTGGCAAGCGGTGTATGCTCAACTATTGCTGGGCGGTGAAGCCTTTGTATATCGTTGGCGTAATCGCAACGGAATAGATATCAGATGGGAATATTTGAGACCTAGTCAGGTCAGTGTCTTTCCATTAGATGACTATTCCGGATTGTACTACAACGTTACGTTCGATTCGCCGTTAGTTGGTATTAAACAAAGCATACCATCAGGAGATATGATTCATTTTAGATTGCTAAGCCAAAACGGCGGTGCAACCGGAATCAGTCCATTACGGTCGTTAGCTAGTGAGTTGAAAATCAAAGAGTCATCTAACAAATTGACTATCAACGCTTTAGCAAAATCAGTCTTGACGCCTGGTATTTTGGAAACAGACGGTGGCGGATTAATGAACGCTAAACAAAAGTCAGCTCGTTCAAGGCAATTTATGAATCAAGTTAACAATTCTAATGGTGGGCCAATCGTAATTGACAAATTAGAAACTTATACACCACTTGAAATTAAAGGGGATGTTTCAAAGTTACTTGCTCAAACAGATTGGACTTCCAAACAAATTGCAAAAGCCTATGGTATACCTGATTCGGTTTTGAATGGACAAGGCGACCAACAAAGCTCATTGAAAATGATAGGTGGTGACTACGCCAAAGCCTTAATGAGGTTTGGACGTTCCATTACCAGCGAATTATCCAATAAGCAATCATCTTCGGTCGATATCGACATTAAGCCGGCTATCGACCCAGTAAATGATGATTACACAACCAACATCAACGCATTTAAGCAAAGTCAACTACTCTCATCAGGCGAGAGTAAGTGGCTACTCAAGAAGACAGGATATCTACCGCCTGATATGCCAGATATTCCTGAAACAAATACAGAAAGGAGTGAAGATAGTGACCAAAACAATTGATATTAAGGGCACCGTTGTTGATGACGATACGGCTGCGTTTTATAGTTTCTTTGGTATTCCTAGCGCTTCACCAAGTGCTGTTTCTCAAATTCTTAATGATGACGATGACCCTGACAATCCTGATACGGATGTTCAAGTTAACATTGCTTCAAATGGTGGAGATGTCTTTGCTGCGAGCGAAATATTTACATTGTTAAAGTCGGCTAACGCTAATGTGACTGTGAATATTCAAGGATTAGCAGCCAGTGCCGCAAGTGTCATTGCAATGGCTGGTGATACGGTTAAAATATCACCAACAGCTCAAATTATGATTCATCAAGCCGCTAGTTATGGTAGTGGTGGTTTGGGAGGCAACAAAGATGACTTAGCCAATGAAATAGCCGATTTATCACATGAAATTGATGTGCTAGATGGCATTGATAAGTCCATTGCTAATGCCTACGAATCAAAAACAGGCATGTCACAAGGCGATTTGCTCAACATGATGGCTAAAGAAACATGGATTGGTGCACAGGAAGCCGTTGATAAGGGATTTGCTGATGAAATCATGTTCGTTGATGAAAAACAGGCAGCTTTCTCAAACGCAACGGCCAATATTGTGCCTAAATCAGCCGTTAACAAGCTATTAAACTTGTTGAACAAGTCCGAAAAGACTAAAAAACTAGAAAATACTACTAACGAAAGTCAACCTACGGACGCTCTAAAGCAAAGTAAGTTGGCTATTTTACTAGGGAAAGCAAAGGAGAAATAATTAATATGGCAGTAAATATTAACGATTTGAACGAAAAATGGGTGAATTTAGGGCAAAAAGTCTCTGATTTACAAAATCAAGCACAGCTCATGGTTGATGATGATGCTACTTCTGCAGAAGATGTTGCTGACATCCAAACAAAGATTACAAATGCGATCGCTAAGCGTGACTTAGCACACGAAAACTTGGTGCAAGCACAAGCTGAGAACGTGGTCGATGACAACGTAGAGCCAACGCCTGAATTAACACCAAAAGAAAATGACTTGAAGAAAAAGTTTGTTGACAATTTTAAGGGCATGATCAAAGGTATTCCCAGTGTTGTTAACCAAATTGACTCAAGCACTGACTTGAATGGTAATGCTATTGGTTTGACTATTCCACAAGATATTCAAACAGCTATTCACACGCTTGTTCGCCAATATGATGCCTTGGAACAATATGTCAATGTTGAATCAGTATCAACTTTGTCAGGTTCACGTGTTTATGAAAAGTGGTCTGATGTCACACCATTGGCCAACTTGGATGCAGATGATGCAACTATTGGCGATAACGATGATCCTAAGCTAGCAATCGTTAAGTACCTGATCAAGCGCTATGCTGGTATTTCAACTGTAACTAATACACTTTTGAATGACACTGCTGAGAATATTTTGGCATGGTTGTCATCATGGATTGCTAAGAAGGTTGTTGTTACTCGTAACCAGGCTATTATTGCGGTAATGAATGCTGTTCCAAAGAAGCCAACTGTTGCTAAGTTTGATGATATCAAGGATATGGTATCAACTACCGTTGACCCTGCTGTTGCAACTACGTCATTCTTCTTGACTAATGTGTCAGGATTGGCTGTTTTGAATAAGGTCAAGGACGCAATGGGAAACTACTTGTTGCAACCAGACCCAACACAGTCAGATGTAAAAGTTATCGATGGTAAGCAAGTCAAAGTTTTGGCTGATCGTTGGTTGCCAGATGTTTCAGGTTCACACCCATTGTACTTTGGTGACTTGAAGCAAGCTGTCACGTTGTTTGACCGCCAACAAATGTCTTTGCTGTCAACAAACATTGGCGCTGGCGCTTTTGAAAAAGACTTGACTAAGATTCGTGTCATTGATCGCTTCGATGTTGAACCAACAGATACAGAGGCTTTTGTTGCTGGTTCATTTAAGGATATTGCCAACCAAACAGCTAACTTTGCTGCATCTGCTTCAACAGGTGGTCAAGGGTAATTGATTTTTTAACTCGCTTTGGAAATAAACAGTTCACGCAAGTGGGCGGGTGTTAGGAGGTTGCATGACAGTAACTTTAGATAATTTAAAAATATCTTTGCGAGTTGATTCTACGGCTGATGATGATTTGTTAAAGGGATATATCTTAGCAGCGACCAACTACATCAAGAATGCTATTGGTACTGATGACGATAAATTCTATGCTGATGATAATATCTCTTCACTTGTAGATGTAGCTACCATCGCTTTAGCAAGTGGCTATTATACGTTTAGAACATCATTATCATTAGTTCAAGCCTTCCCAGTTGATTTAGCTACTAATTCCATTATTGCTCAATTAAGAGGTAACTATGCTGATTATTTAGCAGACAAGGGGGTGTTTGATGGCGATAAATCCACTTGAATTTAACGAACGTGCTGAATTTGGCGTTGAGGGAACAACTGGTTACAATCCTAAGAATGGTAACGCCATAAAAGGATTTGTGGCATCATTTTCAAGATGGTTTGGTTATCGCACGCAGTCTTTGAATCAGCAATACACGTTTATGGGTAACTCAATTACTGATACTAAACTAATTGCAATACGACATGATGATGCAGTAAACAAATCATTAAACGTTAGAATTGGTCAAGATATTTACGATATTATTTTGATTAGCTCTGACGACCGTTCAGCGCGAGAAACATTTGATTTGCTGACCTTGCAGAAGGTGGTGAAAAATGGCTAGTCTATCCGAACAACTTGATGAAATGTTGAAAGAAGTAGGCGGTATCGTTAATCTCACAATCGAAGAACGTGAAGAAGTCACACAAGCCGGTGCTGATGTACTAGCTAAAAACCTGAAGAAGGCTACAAAAGATGCTGGTCACTACAATGCTAATCGTGAAATTGGTAAAATGACTCATTTGGCAGATAGCGTAGAAATCGGCAATTTAGATGGTACTAAACTAGATGGCAGTACAGCCGTTGGATTCACTAAAAAGGATGCTAATCATGCTCGTATCGCGCACTTCCTGAATGATGGTACACGATTTATTCAAGGAGATAGTTTCATTGACGATGCCAGAGACAAATCGCAAAAGGAAGTTTTAGAAGCACAATCGAAAGTGCTTAAAAAAATACAAGAGAAAAAACGAGGTAGTTCATGACAGTAGTAATGGATACCTTCAATTTAATTAAGAAACATGTAACTTGGACAGATGGTGTTTATCCTAAGTTAATTCCCAAAGAGGTGCCTGCTAGTCAGACATCTCTTTTAATTAGGGATGCATACAGTAATCTGGGTAGTTATGGTAACGATACGTTTAATACTATCGAACAAAATGTCGTTATTCAAATCTATTATTCACTAGATAGTGACTTGGATTATGACGAAGTGGAAATAGAACTGATGAAATTCTTAACTTCTAAAGGTTACATGGTCAACGATATTAAAGGTCGTCAAACTGACCCAGATACTGCACAGGATTATCAAACTATTCAAGTTACACGGAACAAAGTCATAAAGGAGAAATAATACATGGCAACATTAGGAATTGCGGGTGCTAAATTAGCACTGGTAGACAAAAACGGAGTTGTATTAACAGGTACTAATGGTATTTTTAAGTATACTGATCAAGCTGCAACAGATAAGACAGGAATTTTTGATGTTACGGTTGACACTTCATTCGGTGTGGCATCTGTTGCATTAACTAACTTGTTTGGTACAACAACTGATATTTTTGGTAACAACAAGTTGGTATATAAGTCAGCTGGTAAAGGTGCTGCTCAAACGGTGCTTACGGTTAACTCGTTACCAAATGAAATTAAAATGGCAGCGCTTGGAATGCCATCCGATGGTAAGGGCGGTTTCACTATTACAGGTAAGGCAGACCCTAACAATCGTGTTGCATATCTTGCTGAATCAGCAGAAGCATTCGACATTGATAAGCCCGTTTATGTAGGTATGTATATGGGTACTGCATCAGAAGCAGGGGCAACATTGACTTCTAACAACGCCAATGATAACCGTACGACTGATGCAATCACTATTGCTGGATTAGAACGTGGTGATGACGGCTTTGGTAAGTACTTCTATAGTTCAGCACCAAAGTTTGATAAGGATGCAATGTTATCAGACGTGTTCAAAACTGCTGCATCTGGAGGTTCAACAACAGGCGGTGGTCAATAATCTTTACAAGTCACGAAAGTGGCTTTTTATTATGTCTCAAAACGAGGCTCCAAAACAAATATATTAGGAGAAAAAAATCATGTCAGTAAAAATTAATGTTGCAAAAGAATTAGGAATCAAAAAAGCAATCGAAGTGGAGCCAACTAACAAAGTTATACGTGACACTTGGAAAATTCAAAAAACACAAGTGAAGATGAAGATTAAACAAGCATCAAGAGCAGATAGCGAAGATGCTATTGAAGAAATGCTCGATTTGATGTTAGCTACTCAAAATGAAATAATTTCATATGTCACAAATACCCTTCGATTAACATCGGCACAAGCAAAGAAGATTGATGACATGACATTTAACGAAACTGTTGATTTAGCTAATAAAATTAGTGCGGAAATTTTAGGTATTGAAACAGTTGAGGCGACTGAAGAAGAAGTGGGTTTAGAAGCCTAAGAGAAAAATTTGATGCACTCGACACAGCCATAAAAGATTTTGATTATAACGAACAAAATGTTTTAACAAACCTGCACATATTACCATCTGAATTTGAACAAGAAAATTTTTATCGCTTGAATGAGGTGTTAAGTGCTCAAAGTCAAGAAGAAAGGCCAATGACTGGTTCACAGTTCATGAAGTCACTAGGAATTGATCCAGATACAGCAGAACAATCTATTTAGAAAGGAGATAAACAATGGCTAAACAAATCGTTAATGAAATGGCTACTAACTTAACGCTTGATTCAAATAGTGCCTCACAAGCATTAAAAGAATTAACGCGTGAAGTTAAAAATAGTAGCGCTGAAGCTAAAATATTGGAAAATCAGTATAAGGCTTCAGGAGATGCGGTTAGCTCCTCCAAAGCTAAATACGAAGGACTGCAAAGTACCTTAGAAGCCCAAAAGACTAAAATAGAAGCCCTTAAAAGTGGTTTGGATAATGTAAATACAAGCACCAAGAAGGGACAAGATTTACAGCAATACCTTACTAATGAATTGGCAAAAGCAGAACGTCAATATGCTTCTTATAACGGGCAACTTGAAAAAGCTAAACAAGCCTATACTTATCAAGAATCAGGATTAGCTAAACTTAATAGCGAATTAAAGCACGGAAATGATCTAACTGAGGCTAGGGTTCAGAAATTACAGGCAGAAGGGCGTGAAGATGAGGCTAATAAGGTTAAGCTTGAAAATCTTAAGAACGTTCAAAGGAATTACACAGAGCAGTTATCGATACAAAAGACGGAGCTTAATAAGCTAGCTGAATCAGGTGCAAAGAACTCAGATGCCTATAAGAGGCAACAGCTCAGAGTAGAAAAAATGGGGGCTAAGTTAGCTTCTACTACTTCTGATATTAAGCATTTCAATAACACAGAGATTAAGCCAGAGACTAGAGGTATCTCATCTGCTAAAAGTAAGCTAAATGAATTAGATGACAAATTAACAAGTACGTCTAGTCATTTTAAGTCAGTTTTCTTAGGTAACTTAGCAGCCAATGCTGTTACTAATGCTTTTGAAACGATGAAAGAAAAGCTTTCAGAGACTGTACAAGGTGCCATAGAATATAACAAGCAAATGCAAGTTATGGATGCCACTTGGACTACTCTAACAGGTGATGCTGATAAGTCTAAGGAAATGGTTTCAGGTATTAAGAGCATATCTACTGCTTTTGGTCAGACTACCGACTTAACTAACGAACTTGAACAGCAATTCTACCACGTATTCAACCAAAAAGAGCCTACCGAACAGTTAACTAAGTCTGTATTGACTATGGCTGATACGATAGGTCTTTCATCAGAAGCTACAGAGCGTTTAGGTCTTAACTTCACACACATGATGACCTCATCAAAGATGCAATTAGGTGATTTCAACGTTATTACCGACCAGTTGCCAATGTTTGGTGAAAAGCTGTTAGAGTTCGAACAGGCAGCACAACATAACACGAAGCTAACCATGTCTGAGTTACGTGCTCAGATGACTGCGGGTAAAATATCAGCCGAAGATGCTGAAAAGGTCATGAATGAACTGGGTGATAAGTATAAGACAGCCAGTGAAAACATGTTACAGACAGCATCAGGTATGGAACGTGTTATATCAGCCCGTGGTGAAGCATTAGCGGGTGCTTTGATCAATCCTATCATGAACGCTAAAAACCCATTGTTTGGAGCAATCTCAAAGTGGGTTTCTGATGATAGGACTGAAAAAGAGTTCAACAAAGTAGGTGAATCAATATCCCATGCCTTTAGCACGATTACAGAGGCATTCGGTAAAGAATTCAAGGCAAAAGACTTCACAGAAGCTGCTAACAAGTCCTTAGAGGGCATGGCAAGTAATATAGAGCGGTTCGGTGATTATATTGCCAAACACAAGGATTCGATCATAGGATTCTTTAGTGCTACCAAGGACTTATCAGGCACAGGCTTTAGTGTTATGGGTGACACCCTTAAGATAGCTATGCCTTTGTTAGAAGACCTAGGACAATTTGCTCAGAAACACCCAGAGCAGTTTAAGATAATGGCTGAATCAATTATAGCTATTAATCTAGCATTCAAGGGTATGCATGGCGCAGTTAAACTAGCCAACACGGTGTTAGATACATTCAGTGGTTTAGCTAGTGGCATTAAATGGGGTGCTAAGGTACTTGGTATTGAAGCTGAGACTAAGGCAATCCAAGAGCAAAACGCTGTACTGATGGAAAATAACGCCCTATCAGCAGGCGGTGGTGTAGGTGGTACTGCTAAAACAGTTGCCACAGAAGCAGGCACAATAGGCTCTAGAGCAGCAGGTGCAGGTGGTGCCATATCAACAGCAGGTAAGGTATCTAAGTTTGGTAAAGTTGCTTCCATTGGTGGGCAAGTTGCTAGTAAGGTAGTAGCACCAATAGCGGGATTATTTACTGCTATCGATGTTGGTGATTCTATTTACAAGGCTGTAACCTCTAACAAGTCACAAGAAAAGCTTAAGGCAGCAGGTAAAGTTTCTGGAACAGCTATAGGTGGAACAATAGGTGCTGTACTTGGTTCTGTAATACCTGGAGCAGGCACAGTAGCAGGTGGAGTATTAGGAGCTTCTATTGGTGATGCCTTAGGAAGCACTAAGACAGCTGAAAAAATAGTAAGCAAGTTCCATAATACCTTTAAGGATGCCTTTAAAAAGCAACCAGAAATAAAGATTAAGGCACCTAAGCTAGATACTAAATCAGCTTACGAGGAGTTAGACAAGGCTTCTAAGAAGTACTATGACAAAAAGGCTGAAAGAGATTTAGCTGATATTAAACTGTTAAGAAAAAACGGCTTAATGTCTAAGGAAGAGTACGAAAACAGACTAAAGGACATTCAACAGGAAGCTGATAAAGGTAAGAGAGTTGAAAAGCTTAGCCAGGAAGACCGTACTACCTTATCAAAGTATTATGCAAGCCAACGCCAGAAGTTAGAAGAGTCTTTTAACAAGAAAAAGCGTGATGATACCAAGTCATGGGATACAAAAATAGCCAATGATGCAGCATTATATGGTGCTAAGTCATATCAAGTTAAACAAGATCAGAAAAAGAAAGAACAAGCCTTAGAAAAGGATGACCAAAACAAAAAGAAAGCTATTAATGACCTCACGGTTAAAAATGCTACTAAAACATCCTTAGAAGAGGCTAAAGCACATGGTACTGCTACTCAAAAGATAGAGGTATCAAGTAACAAACAAAAAGAAATACTAAGCAAGCTTGTCGATGCTAAGGGTAAGCTCACTAACAAAGAGCTACAAGACCTACTTAACAAGAGTCAAAAAGAATATAACACTGTTAAAGAAAATGCTGATAAGAAGTATAAAGCTGCTAAGGATGCTGCAGATAAGCAATATAACTCAGTAACTAAAGCAGCTGAAAAGCAATATGACAAGGTTAAAGACTCTGCTGATAAAGAGTATAAGCACGTTAAGAAAGCTGCAGACGACCAGTACGAAAACGTTAAGAAAGCTGCTGAAAATCAGTACAAAGCAGCTGAAAAAAGTGCCAACAAGCAATATGATGCTACTGTAAAGGCTGCAGAAAACCAGTATAAGGGTAACAGTAAATGGGCTCAGGAACAGCGTAAAAAGGTTACTGATGAAGCTAACCACCAAAAAGCACAATCCATTGACCACGCTGTAGACCAATATAATGGCACAGTCAAGCAAGCATCAAAGCAACACAATGATGTACTTAGTAAGGCTAAAGACCAGCATAAAGATGTTGTAGATAAAGCTAATAAGCAAAAAGAAGACGTTATTAACAAGTCAGTAGACCAGTATAACGGAGCCCTTAAGTCAGCAACAAAGCAACGTGATGATGTTGTAGATAAAGCACGTAAACAACGTGATGATTCTAAGGATGCTGCTAAGGAACAGTCACATGGTGTTGTTAGTCATGCTGTAGCACAAGCTAATAGTTCAATGGAAGCTGCTTCTAAGCAAGGTAAAGGTACTAACAATATCTGGAGTAGCATAGGTGAGTTTTTCAACGGACTTGTTAAAGGGTTCGGTGTTAAAGGTGTTGACGTTACTAAAGGTAACTACAGCTACACGCCTATGGGTATGCCGGCCTATGCAACTGGTACTGATGGTGCATCAGGCGGTCAAGCCTTAGTAGGTGAAGCAGGTATTGAAGCCCGTTACTCACCATATTCAGGCAAGATAGACCTATTAGGTCATAATGGTGCTCAGGTTGTTAATCTTAACCCTGGTGACAAGATTCTGAATGCTAGAGACACAGCTAAGCTATTCCAAGGTGGATTAGGTAAGACATTACCAGGATACGCTAAGGGTACTTCTAGTCTAGAGTCATTCATTAGCTCAGTTACTAAGGGTGCTAGCAATATATGGGATGATGTTTCAGATGCAGCTAGTAATGCCTTATCTAAGATTACAGACCCTATCAAGAGTCTTACAGATATCGCTACTAAAGCCTTTGATGTTAACTCAATACCAGAAGTTGGTGATGTAGGGCACGCCTCATCTAAAGGTATGGTAGACGAAAGTATCAAGGGTATAGGTAACTTCCTAAAGAAGCTTATATCAAGCAACAACTCTAACACTGGTGATGGTGGTGGAGGTAAAGGCGCACCAAGTGGCGCAGGCGTTTCACGTTGGCGTTCGCAGGTTGTGGATGCTTTAAAGGCTAATGGACTTTCAACAAGTTCGGGCATGGTTGACAAGGTATTACGTCAGATTCAAACTGAATCGGGTGGTAATGAAAAGGCTGTACAGGGTAACATTGGTGACGTTAACAACGCATCAGGTGACCTAGCCAAGGGTCTTATGCAGGTTATTAGCGCTACATTTAATGCCTATAAGTTCCCAGGACACAGCAACCCATTTAACGGCTATGACTCATTGCTAGCAGGTCTTAACTATGCTAAGCACACCTATGGTAATGATTTATCATTCTTAGGAAACGGACACGGTTACGCGAACGGTGGGCTTATTACGAAGCATCAAATTGCTGAAATTGGTGAAAATAACCAACCAGAGATGATAATACCTTTGGATGGTATGAAAAGTTCTAGAGGCTTTGAATTGTTGGGTAAAACAGCAGTAGCCATGGCATCTAGAGATGGGCTTACAGGTTCATCAGCAACTAGTGATAGTTCTGCTTTAGAAGCCAAGATTGAACAAGGTAACCAATTATTAAGTTCAATGGTTCAACTACTGTCTGGCATCTTAGGTCAAACTACGGAGGCTAACCAGTCAGTAGATGATATTGCTATGAATAAGTTTTCTAAATCTGTGATTGCTAGAGCGGTTAGATCAGCTAATTAAACCAAAAACTCGCCATTAAATACACAATACTTCGGGGCGGGTTTTAGAGAGGAGTACATATGAGCATGTTTGTGCTAAATAACGCACGTGGTGAAAGCGTTGATTTAAATTCTGAAAATTTATTTGGTAACACACCAACGGGATTGGGAACGGTGTTTATAAACACTTATAGTCAATACGAAAGTTATTTTAAAGCAACTAAAATCAATATCCAGCAAGGACAGATGCAATTAAATATATTGTTTGGGGATGTTGAAAGTCGAAGTTACCAAACCTTTAGTCAGTTTTCCACATTCTTATCTTTTCAACCATTGACATTGCTGTATAAAACCGGTGTTGATACTTGGCATCGCGATGCAAGATTGACTAGTTTAACTAAGACAGAAATAGGCGGAACGACAGTATTACAGACCGATAAATTATTTGAGCAGTTTACAATAGAGTTCATAAACCCTTGGTATAACAACAAACAAGGTAGATACAAGACATATAACATTGATACAGGTCTAGCCATTTATGGCTCAGGCTTTTTTAATGAACAAGGTAATTTTAATCAGAACTTGATACTACAGTCATCAGGTGAAAACGCATCAAGCACAGTTAGACCTAATTTAGTAGGAGCAAATACATCAACTGTTAATACAACTAATTCTTATGATAGTGATGCTATTACTATGAATTACACAGGTACAGGTTCTACAGAATGGTATTACGCATTAGCAGAAGCCTATGCCAATATGTCTGATTCAGTACTTAGTTTTGACAAGACTTACACAATCTCAGTCGATGTACAAGGAACTGTACCAGGTGTTGCATTTAGGGTTCATAATACATTCTCACCTACCACAAAAATTAATAATGACACGTGGACTAGATCGGTTTACACATTTAGCATACCTAACTTAACAGGTGCTACATTAAACAAGTTTTACATTCGATTAAACGCAATGGCAACAACTAATGCATCAGGATTCGTTAAGGGTCAGACACTTAGATTCAGGCACTTTAAGTTAGAAGAAGGCGACACAGCCACAGCTTACACAAGTTCCCCAGAAGATGGTGTAACAGACACCAATATGAAGTATGGATTTGGATTCATGGGCGTTGCTTATGATGATGAAAACGGTAATAAGCCTTACGTAGATGAGGCACAAGTAGACATAACAAGTATTGAATAAAGGAGGTGATACTTTGGCGTACCAACCAACAGACTGGGAACACGGCGATATAATCACAGGCGGAAAATTAAATAAGATTGAAAAAGAGCTAACGCATGTGGCTGATAATGCCACTTATGGATTCGGTGGTGCTCAATTATCAAGTGATGGCTTAACCCCTTTGAGTTATATCAATGCTGGTGACCCTATGCCTGCTAACCCACAAAAGGGTGATGCGGTATTCCTTAAAGATGGTAATGACTTCCTAATTTACTCATACAATGGCGAAGATTGGGTACTAAAAGTTGACCCAGACCTAAGTAACCGTATTGAAGAGACTATCAAGACAGCTTCTGACAACACAGACAAAGCTATTGCTGATAATAACACCCAGATTAATGAAACAATTAACCAGGTGGCTAAAGAACAAGCCGACTTAGCAATTAAAGACGGTGATTTCATTAACAAAGCACAGGCTATGGCTGATAAAGCTCTTTCAGATGCTAAGGCAGATTCTACAACTAAAGCCGATAAAGCTCTTTCAGATGCCAAGGCTGCTTTGAATACCGCTAAGACAGATCTAAACTCTTCTATTCAGAAAGAGATTACTGACCGAACTAACTCAGTTACGGCTTTAGATACAAAAGCTCAGGGGTACGTTGCTCAGGCTAAAGCAGATTTGAATGGTACTATTAATACTGCCGTTTCTGACGCTGATACCAAAGCACAAGGCTATGCCACACAAGCAAAAACGGATGCTATTACAGCAGCCAAAACTGCCGATGGTATAATATCTAAAAAGATAGACGATACCGCTAGTTCATTAAGTCTGACCATTGGTCAAAATAAAACTGATGTGGATAATAAAATATCGACGGTATCGGCAAATGTAACCCTTGCCTTAGACCAGATAAAAACCAAGGTCTCTCAAACTGATTATGATAAGAAGACTGGTGATTTAACTACTCAACTTAATACTACGAGTCAAACGGCTACACAGTCAAAGCAAGAT